CGTTTGTTGCTCCAGCTCCATTAGTCGCTCGAATAGTCATAGGAACATCAAATCTATAAATTCTTGCAAGGTCTGGAACATCACGATGATATAGTCCGAATGAATTAGTATTAGCTGTCTTCAAGATTTGTGCTATTTGATTCATATTAGCGGCAGTAATTTGTGTTGCTACTGAATTCTCATTTACTCCAAGCATCTCGCAGATAAGTTTAACGTTAGTTGCTTGATATGCTTCTGTAAGGTCTACCTGCACAAGCCAGTTAGTTTCCTCAACTACAACGCACTTATCAGCACCCGGAGAAGATAACAAATTTATCCGTGTGGCAGTTAATGCGTTAAGCTGTGTGTTATCAAAAGTCCAAGTTGCTTCTTGTGAACCTCTCACAACATTGCCTGATGAATCCACACATAAGTTAGCTAACGTATCATCGGTTGCTGGCTGATAATTTTGAACTGGATTCAAAGCAGATGCACCACTTGAACGAGACGTTGATGTAAAATCTCTAAACTTTAAATCACCATTTACATCTAAAGTTGCCTGTGGAAAGTCTCCAGTTCCAATGCTAACGCTGTTTTTAGTGCTTGAGCCGCCACTACTTTTTGTGACAAAAAGAGTTGGTGTTCCTACGCCTCCAGCCAAAAAACTACCAGCATCACCAATTCTAGCCGAGTTAAATCCAGCATTGAAAAAATCAATATTACCGCCACCTGAACCTCCCCCTGCTTTTATATTAATATTGCCCGCAGCACTTCCGCTTATATATCCGTCTCCAGTTTGAATAGTAATAGAATCAACATTATCATCGTTAGTTTTTATTAATAAATTGGAATTATCTTCGGAACTTATAGTTGATGTCTGTAATGTTCCATCGACTGTGAGATTGCCTACGATATCTGGATTAGGGAACGACTCCAAGAAAGTTGTAGCGGAAGGTGGAATCGACGGGCTGACGGGGATCGATCCAGAAAAGTTGTGACCGATAACCTCTCCACGAAGTTTTACTTCAGCCTGCATTATAGTTCTAACATTGCCGGAGGCGTCAGTCAGTTCTAGTTCTAAATTCGTCGTCCTTTGGTTGCTAGTTCCGAGTAGATCGTAAACGCCTGCAGTAGCTAAAGACAGGATTCCTCTTATTCCCTGCCCACTTATATTAGAAAACGAACTCGTGAAGGCTACTGGATTTTGATACAAACGCCATAGCCAAGTCTCTTTAGTGGTAGCGTCTCCGGTCGCAAGCTTAGTTACGCTGACTGTGCTAGTAGGAGATAATAATCTGGAATCGATAGATGGTATCGTTTGAGATCCAGTCGAATTGAATTGAACTTTAAAAACGAAATTAGTTAATTGCGTGACGGTTGCATCAGCAACGTCCGAATCTATTATTGCCTCTAGTTGGGCGGCAGAGTGATTGTAAGCTAACGGCGTATTCGATCCTATTTTGTATGTTCCGGAGTCTGGTCTAGCATCTAGCTGTCCGAGACCAAGTCTGACCTCGGCGTAATCTTGAATATTTAAGAGTCCAGCAGTTCCTACTAGGAATAAGTCTAGTTCCAAGCTGTCGCCTGCGACAAACTGAGTAAACCTCCTGTTTCTTAAATCGCTAGCGCTTGCAACGCTAGAAGATTTTAAGTCATTAGTATCAAAATTTATAAATAGTGACTGTCCCATTAAAAATGTCCTCTATGTCAATTTACTCCTGCCATGCTTCGTGCTTCCTCACATGGTCGATCACTTGATCGAACGTCTCCTCTAGCTCAATAGGAGGACGCCACCCTGCCTCGTATATCTTACTGCTGTCTAGAGCGTATCGAAGATCGTGTCCTGCTCTTGTCTTGTGGAAATCTACAAACTCGTAGATGAGTTCTTTTCCCATGCGATCAGCAATCTTCTGAGCGAGTTCTAGGTTCGTGATCTCCTCTAGTCCTGCGATGTTGAACTTAGTCATCCGAGAATGTTGCTCTCCGTAGCAGGCGAAGTCTACCTCTTGGAGCATGAACATCCAAGCGTCGGCAAGGTTCCTGCAGTCGATATACATTCTAGATCCTACCTTGTCCGGCTTTCCGTGAACCGTGACCGATTCTCCCCTGTGAACGCGAGAGACGATCTTCGGCAGATACTTCTCTGGATCCTGCATCGTGCCGATCATGTTCATGCAATGCGTGATCGCGATAGGAGTTCCGTATGTTCTCCAGTAGGCGAAGCATAGAGCGTCCTGTGCCGCCTTAGATGCCGCGTAAGGATTAGACGGAGCGATGACGTCCCACTCGTGATGACAGTGGTCTCCGTAAGCAGAGCCGAAGACTTCGTCTGTCGAGCAGTGGATAAACTTCTCTAGGCTAGGAAGCTCGCGAGCGTAGTGTAGAATGTTGCCGATCAGTCGAGTGTTTGATTCCCAGACGTAGATGGGATCTTCGATAGACGTGTCTACGTGCGAGATCGAGGCGCAGTTTATGATGTAGTCTATATGTCCGATGCGAGATGCTGTTCGCTTCGAGATGGGAGCGTTAAGATCGTGACAGATCATCGAGTATCGAGGATCTGCAGAGACTCGCTCTGCGTCGCCTAAATGACGAAAGGAGTCGAGTCCGACTACTTCCCAGTCTGTTTTTTCTAATGCCCACTTCGCCGTATGAGATCCGACGAAGCCTGCGCTCCCTGTTATTAGTAGTCTTTTTTTCATATAAATTTGTGAAACGGAACTCTCCTATAGCGTAGATGCCCTCTGGTCTCTCCCTCTGCTTCGTGATAAGCCTTGAGAGTCGTAAGTCCTCCCTCTGCATCCTCGTCTCTCACAACGTGATCGCAGACCGTGTGAGTTATACAGCAGAAGCGGAGTCCTTCCGGATGCCATTTGTGCCAGTTAAGATAGAGATCCTGCGTCCCTGCTCCGTCGTATCCATCGAACTGAGCCAGAGATGCTGCTCGCTTGCTCATTAGAGTGCATCCTAGACCAGTCCAGTCTGTCTCGATGACTGCGCCTCGACCTGTGCCGACATGACTGTTGTCTAGCCATCCTCTGCGTCTCCACTTCTTCGCATTCAGCTCGAAGACGTTGCCGCTGGGAGGACATTTTTTAATTCGATCCTGTATCCTGCCCATTCTCTCATGCTCCTTGTCGAATGATTTTTGATTTATATCCTTGTCCTTCATCCTCTCCTCGCAAGAGTCCAAGAGCAGTTGAAGCTTGCTGGGAATGATTCTTTCCTCTGGCAGATAGTCCTCGGCAATCGGATGCCTATAGCTTCCATATCCTCCTAGAAAGCTCCCGCCTCCCTGCGAAGGATAAGTGACGAAAGAGACGTCGTAGTAGCCTCCATCGAAGCGTAGCATGTCTAGAGAGACAGATAGAGCATTATGAGGAACTAGAACATCTGCCTCGACGCTCCAAAGAAAATCGCATCCCCATCGTCGAGCTGCGTCAAATCCTGTAGACTGTAGCGAGGCTATTAGAATCTGCCGATCCTTTTTGTAATGCTCTCCGCTCTCCTCCATGTCGATCGCTATGATCTCGCGATCCTCAAAGTCTTTAGCTAAAGCATCGACTGCCTTTTCGCTCACCTTGTCTGTGACTACGATAAGTCGATGATCGAACTCGGAACCGTCATGCTCGATCGCCGTCCTAGTTCTACGAAGGCATACCTGCAGGGGATCGACGTAAGATTTAGTCGCCACTATGACTGTTGCTATTTTCATTTTTTAAATTATTAACTCCGATAAAAGACTGCCTCTCCGCTGCCTGCGTATGCTTGAACATCTTCGCGCATGAATATCATAGCATTTGCAGGAAGCTCTTTTGTAACGAAGTTATACCCGTCCCCAATTCCAGTCAAGTTCTGGGCTACTGCTGTAGATCCATTAGTTCCGAAGGCATAATATGTAGCAGGAGGAGCGTTCACGTTAATCACTGCTCCTTTTCTATTTGTAAAGACTCCCCCGCCAAACGAATTTGCACCCCCAGCATACAGCTTCGTTTTTTTATAGTTTGCATCGTTCCCGCCCTGCTCAACTTTTAATAATCCGAAAAGAACTGTATCGATAGTAGTGGTTGCTCTGCTATTGCCGTTAGCTGTATTATAGGCAAATTCTTTTATACATTTTATTATAGAAGAACCGTCGGCTGAATTACTCAGATAAACATACGCTCCCGGAGCTAAGTAGTATATGTCCCCGTAGTTTCCAGCAGGAAGAAATGGAGCGTATCTATTCAGTTGCGGAGAAAAAGATAGAGGAAGATTTTTGCTCAAGTAGCTTCCTGTGATACTTGAATTGATGGTTACATTTATCGCGCTAGTCGTAGAACCGATCGAGTTCCTAGACGTAGTATTGGTAGTAGTAATATAGGCATGAGCTATAGAGACGTTTCTAGGAGATCGCATTGCTCCGCTAATGTTATTGGATGTCTTATACTGAACTCCCCCTTGATTACCCTTGTCGTAAGTTATTATATTTCTAGTAGCATATTTCTGACCTATACCAAACGCCGTAGTCCGCAGGAGTTCTAAGGGGGTTGCTCTACTTATAGTCTTAACTTTGCCGATGGTAGCCGTGTTGGTTTTTTGAGTTAGTCCAAACTGTGTCGTGCCTGTCCCTAAGTTTGTTGTTATATAGCTGCCACCAATCTCTGCGAGACCACTTTCATCAACATATGTCTGATTGAAACTTCCTGTGCTACTACTTACGATCGAGTCACATTGAAATGTGGTCACCCCAGCTATTTCATCCGTGCTTTCTTCCGTAGTATATCCGGAGGCGTCTGTCGTCGCCGGAGCGGAGAACCTTTCGGAATAAGTAAAAGTATCGAAGACGTTCGCTTGAGATCTTACTGTGTCAAAATCAACGAAATCGTTTACCTCCTCAAGACTAAATCCCATTTTTGTAAACTGAACTGATACGCTTGTTAAATATTGAGATTGAGATTCAGTCGTGACATTAACTATGTCCGTTACAGTGAAAGTCTCTGCGTCTCCTTCGTAATAAGCGTTAAACACAAATTCTTCGTCCAAATCTAATTGGCTTCCAATTTCGTTAGTCATCGCAGTAGCCGATTGCGCTCCAACGACAAAGTCGTTGGATAATCTAGTTCCTCCGGTTGCCCAAAAAGCACCTCCGTGTATTGATGAAGCTAGATAGGTCGATATAGGTCTGTCTGGCGCTCTGATGGTTCCCGTCACATAATCTTGAAAAGAGTATTCCCTAGTGCTAGTTTCGTAGGAACTTTTTGTCGTCGTGATTTTGGTAGATCCAGACCCTATAGGATATATCGTCGAGATCGAAGTTCTATAGGTGACGACTGATCTTCCGCTTCTCGTCGTCATCGATGGCGATGTCTTTACTTGATAAATAAACTGCCCTCCTCTCCTACTGATAGTGCGAGTCGATACTGTCCCGTCCGAAAACGAAGTCGTGCGTGTGGAGTCTGCATGAGTCCCTCCTCGCTTGGATATGCTACTCCCTGACGCGGTTGTATTGAAAATAGTTTGTCTTACTCCTATTGACTCGCCCGCCGTATAAATTGTGGCAAATTCGCTAGAGCCAAATCCTTGATTTGCGTGGATTGTTTGTCCACCTCCCCCTCCCGTGCTTTTGAATGAATTATTTTTTGACCTGCTCCGCGTGTCGGATGTAGAAAATGCTCCCGTCGTCTCGCCGTCCTGCGAAGTTTCTAAATTTATTTGAGTCCAGTTGGCTCCGGTATAAGTGGGAGTTATCCGATCCTCAACATACGTCTCTCCTCTTTCTGTGCGAGTAGCATTTGCGTTATATGTGGTTGTCTCACCGTCGCCCTGTTGAGAACTATATTGACTATATATAGTCTCCACATCGACGCCCCCTGCTGATAGGTAAGAAGTCAGCCCCGTAAATCTAGAGCGATCTTCGTCACTCGTAAAAGCATGCTCTGAGATCACTCGACTCGTAGTTCTTATCCCGTCCGTCATGACAGAAAAAGCTGTCGCGATATGTCTTCCTGCTAATGGTCTATCGTGAGTGAAAGGCATTCATCAGTTAGTTAGACGCCAAGAGTAGTAGATGTCATTCGGATACTCTCCTATCGATACACTAGTTTTTGGAATTTCAGCAGCTATTGAGACTGCGAAATTCAAATTATTATTTACTACCTGTGCGCTCACTGCAGTTTTCGTGACTATGGCAATTAGATACTCGAATCTAGTCCCTACTCCGTTTTCCTCCCACGGAAGTCCATCTGGAGGAGAAGTGCTTCTTTTTAGCGATACCGACGACACTCCGTCATCGTTTCCAACGACCTCTAAATACATATAAGACGTGCCGGATCCGTTGTTGGTAGATAGATTAGATGGTAACACTCCATTTACTAAACCTGCATTTATGACTACCTCATTTTCGTTTACTGATATAACCTCGAAGGGATGATATTTTATAATTCCTGCGATTGATTTAGCGGGAGCTATAAGAAGAGACCCGTCTCCGTTTTGGCTTACCGTGATTCCTCCTGCTCCTGTAGAATTATATAATCCATTAATCGCATCGATAAGCTCGTTAGCTTTATCCGTATCTAGCAGAGACGGAGCTTCGTTTCTGGTTAGTCTCTCGATCATATAACGAAATTACTTACTATTTCGTAGGTTTTATTGTAGTAAATGTTACCTGCATACTTACCTGCCTCGAACTTTATAGGGTTGGAAGGGTTTGCGTTGTTAAAGTTGTAAGTGAGATCGTCGTCGATATTCCCTATATTTCCGTTTGCTGTATTTCCTTCGTAGCCAGCAGTCTCTATGGTAAACGGAGTAAGCGTCCCCGCTTGTATCTGTTCTAAAGAAGAAGAAGCGTATTCATGCTTAACTCTGACGACGCAGTTAATAGATCCCTGTTTTTGCTCGCTACTAGCGTAGACGCCTTCATTAAAGTCTCTTACATCTTCTATGCCTTGAAGATTTAGCCATCCGAATAAAAAGCTTTGAGTTATCACTACAGATCCAGATCCAGTAACAGTAATCCCTGCGAACTTAGTAAAAGGAATGCTTTCAGCTTGGAATGAATACCATGTGGAAGGAGGCTTTGCATATTTCGTGCTTATTTCAAAAAGACCATTGCCTATGTCCTTTACAGTTTCCTCATATTTTAAGTAAGTAGCTAATCCAGCAGTAGGATGAGCAGTCCCAATTTTTACTGCATCTGGATTGTAAGAATCCTTATCTTGAACCTCTTTTTCTACTACAGCATAAGATTCCGGTATGTCCGAACTTATCAAAAAATAATTGACGTGAGGATCTAATTGAACTCTTCCAGTTAAGGGAGTAGCGGAAGGCATGTCATCTGTTCTAGCCATAATTTTATTGCGATACGAATTTGCCCTCCAGAGTTGAGTTAATTTTTTCGAGAAGACCTTCAGAGCCGTCCTTATCTACCTGCTTTTGTAAACCCGCTTGCATTTGTTCCTCGGTAAACTTCTGTCCCTTTTTTCCTCCTATAAACTGCTGGAAATTGCCCTTCCCGTCTCTCTCAAATCGAATATCTTTACCTCCCAGAAAAGAGGATTTATCTCCAGCCTGTCCCTTACCCGCTATGTTTGCAGCTTTTTGCAGGTCTCTTCCTGTGAGTGAACTTCTCTTCTGTTCCGGATCCTCCTCTTTTGTCTTGTTCGCGAGAGATGTAGCCTCCTCCTGTGAGACTCCGAACTCCTTCATGATGCTAACGATTTTTCTAGCTAGTTCGACCCTCTTCTCCATAGAAGCCTGTGCATCCTTGTCTCCATTAGCTTGAGCGCGAAGAGCTTTTAGCTTCATGTCTTTGATCTGCTCCTCTAGTTTTTTGAGCTTCTCCTTCTTAGCCTCTTCAGTGTTGTCGCCTCCTTCGGCTCCTTCGCCTCCTGCTGATCCTCCCTCTCCAGTAATTGCCGCTATTTCAGCCTCTGCTGCCGCCCTAGCTTCTTTAGCCGCTTTCCTAGACATCTCCAATTTAGATTCTTCAGCCTCAGAAGCCTCCTTCCAGAATTTGGAAGGATCGTAACCTATTTCAAATTTTTCCTGCTCGGCTTGTCGTTCGTTAAAGTATTGGAAGAAAGACTTATTCCCTTTTTCTAGGTCTTTTGTAAGATCATCATTTAGTTTTTTCGTGTCGATCGGTTCGATGTTTATCTTAGGAATCTGATTGAGCTTCTCGATCATAGGATTGAGAGCCTCTGCAAATGATATTTTTATCAGAGTTCCTACTAAGCCGATAGTGGAACTCATTTTGTCGAAGAAGAAATCGGCGAAAGCTCCGAAGGCGTTCCTGCCTATAGCTACTGCATCCATGAATCCTTCTGCTAATGATATTCCGAACTTGGCAGCATTCTCCATCAACTTAAAGCCTAGCTGTTTCATCGAAGCACCATCTGCCTCGCCTGCGATTAGTTCTCCGACTTCGATTGTAGCTTTGTTTTTGAACCTTTCGATAGTGTCTGCCGCCTTGTCTAGAGCGAGCTGTGTCTCTGTGTCCATGATGCCGTAGGTTTTTTTAATGTCCTCAGCCATCTTTCCGTAGCCATCTTTGTCGAGTCGCTTAAAAACCTCTATGAGTCTACCTGCGTTCTTCTGTCCGAAGATCTCGATCGCTGCAGTTAAAGCTCCCTGCTGATCTGTCGCTCCTGCGATGGCTTTTCCGATTTTGTTGAACTGCTCCTCCGGACGCATCTTTCTGAGATCGTCTACACTTAGCCCTATGCGCTCGAAAGCTCGCTTGTAGGTAGTCAGACCTTCAGATCCTTGCACGACCGCCTTCTGCATGATGACGATAGCCTTCTCCATGCTTTTAGAAGCACCTCCAGCGTCTATGAGTGCGCCTCGAAAGACTTGGAACTCTTCTGTCGCGAAGCCTGTGTTAGCCGCTATGTCTGAAAGCTCGGAGCCGAGAGCGATAGCGTTCTTAGAGAGTAGCGCGAATCCTGCGGCGGCGGCTCCGAGTCCCATTTTTGCGAGCTTGTTGCTCGCGTTTAAAACGCCTTTTCCAAATTTACTGACTCCAGATTTCGCCTTGTCTAGACCCTTCTGAAAGCCTTTGGAGTCTAATCCTATCTTTGCTAGTAGTGAAAAATTAGCCATCTTCTTTTAGTCTATTGAGTTCGGCGGCTCTAGCCTGTTGAGTGATTGCGTTTCTAGTAGAGTATCCTTCTGAGCTTCGTTGAAGGATGCGCTGTAATAGCTGCAGAGCGGTCGATAGAGGCGTGTCTAGTATCTCGCCAAGAGTCCAGCCATAGTTAAACGCTATGCCGTCTACGAGAGTCATGACGGAGACCGAGCTATCGACCTTGTCGGCTATGTTTTGAGATCCAGAATTAGCGATCGCCGGCATGTCGTTAAAAGCTGCGTTGAAGTAGCAGATCAAATCATGTCTGGCGTCTTCAGACTCTCGGATGATGCTCCCTACTTTTTTGGCATATCTAGATTTGAAGAATGCGCGATCGTTGGACAGCATTAAGGCGAAAGCCATCAAGTCTTCGAGCCAAGGTTCCTCGCCCATTGTCAGTCTGTTCTCTGTAAACTCTAAGTTTAAGAGATCTCTGACCGAGATCTGCCGCAGTTTTAATCCCGCGATCTCTTGATCGACGCCGATGACAGCTTCCATCCGCAGCTTCTTCTCAAAAGCTGCGGCGTCCGCGATGCGCTTCTTAGCGGCATCATCAAAACTGACCGCTTTAAGTCGCATTAACTTTTAAGTGTTTGTCTTTACGTAGCCTGTGATCGAGTAGCGACGATAGTCTGCTTGAGTCTCTGTGAGATCTACGCCTGTGACCACTATAGAAAAACTGCCATAAGTGACTGCCGTTCCGATTACGGGGGGAGAGTCTGAATCTCCCATTTGAACTGTTAGCGATGCCTCTTGACGTTGAGGAACGATAGTAGAACCTAGTGGCTCGCCATCTCCGTTGTCTAGGTCTACGCGATTAGCGGGAGTCGTAAGCGAAAAGCTCTCGACGATCAGCGTCGAGAATGCTACTGTATTTATTCCGAAGAGTTGATCTCCATCTTGTGTTACTGCCATAATATAAAAGTTGGTTTTTAGGTTGAAAGGTTCAATTATAGATCTGCTGTCAATTTTAGAACTGCGAAGCTTTGATCGTGAACTTGATCTCGAAAGTAAGCGTCGATATCGCGAGATCTCCGTCTACCTCGAAGTCGCTTCCGGAAGGTCTCATATATTTGACCTCGTAGAAAGGTAGAATCGGATCCCCGTTGCCGTCTGTCGATGTCCAGTTCGCTGCGTTTAAAAGCATAGCCTCGCGCACCTTCTCCCTGTAGGATCTGTGATTCGTCTGAGTCCCGCTTACTGCGGCGTCGCTCACGATCGAGATCGAGAGATTCATATTGTATTGAGTATACTCTAGGACGCCTCCGTCTACTATTGTCGGAGGATCTTCTGCGGAGCCTATCTCTGCGCGTATAGATAGCCGAGGAGAGACGAACGTGTCTTGGTCGAGTGAGGCGTAGAAGCTCGACGCTGAAAGCCCTGTGGCAGTCTCTAGGAAGGTCTTAGCCGCATCCTCGAAGTTAGTCTCTAGATCTAGATATCCCATGTCTTATTTATCTCTGATATTCAGAAGCGCAGTCGAGCCTGCGAGTGACTCCTACCGAGTCGTCGTGAACGCTGACGACCTTGTAGTTCGTCGTGCCGTCCGTTAAGATCATCCCCTTGGAAGGAAGGATCGAGTAGTCTGCGCGAGCGATGTAGAACTTTGTGTCGATCATCTCCTCGCGACCGTCCTCGTAGATGTCGAAGCTCGACTCTGCGTCCTGTTTGTTAGCTGAGTATGTCTCTCCGTTTGAAGGCGATGAAGTCAGAGAGACGTTAATCTGCGAGATCGCAAATTTGAGATTGTCTGAAATTAAAGAAGTGAGGCTCATTTACTAATGGCTATAATGTAAACACAAAAAAGCCCCTCCCGTCTAGCGGGAGAGGCTGATAAGTGATAGCTATATCGACTACACGTTTGCGATCTTTTCGCAGGCGTTAGTATTGATGATCGACTCGTCTACGCTGTTGAAGACGCGAAGGACATCGCTCTTGATTGGCTCATCGCGATACTGCTCTGCAGAGAAGACGCCGCCGTCTGCGCTGTAGGATAGTGTGCGACCGAAGCCTCCGTTAGCGAAGTCGCCTCCGGCTACTTGACCTACGAAGTAGGAATTTGTAGACCAGATCTTCGAGCGAGTTGCTGCCGCTCCCTTAGCTGCGCTGTTGTAGCGAGTAGGAGTGATGATGATTTGATTAACACCCAGAGCATCGAGGATCACTTGACGGTTTGTGTATTGACCGTTTCCGTTGAAGATTCCGCGAACGTCGTTCGAGTTGATCATCTCGTTGAAGAGAGAAGTCTCGATGATGAGAGCGAGGCTATCATAGAAGCCGTTACCGTTGAGACGCTCTACAGCGTTCTGGATATCGACGATCGGTTTAGCTGTGGCGGCGTTGCTCATGACGGCTGTAGCGTCTGTGCTGTTGAAGGCTGCCGCCGCCATTGTGGAAGCTACACGAAGTTCGTGTCCTACCATGATGTCGCGCTGGAGCTTCTTAGCGATAGCTGCTGCCGAGTCAGAGATGCCGTCGTCGCTTGCTTGCGTTACGTCTTCGTCTGGGAGTAAACCCTCCAAAGCGTATTGCTTGCAAGAGTAGTCTTGCTGACCGTATGCGAAATCGCGACGTGCGAAGGCAGAGCCTGCGGCGCGAACTTTAGAAGCGTTTAGATCGAACTGATCGTCGCCGAAAACAGGATACTGACCAGTCTTGGTCGCGACATCGCGAACAGGAAGGATCTGAGTTCCTACGAATTGGTTTTCGCCGATCTTGTTAAGAGCCTCGGAGAGAACTGGATTGAATGTGGCTGATGTGTATAAGCTCATTTTTGATGTAGTAAGTTAAGGATTACTGGAAGAAAGATATCTCGATGATATCGTCATCCGCAGAAGATGCTGTGATAGCTACTCCTACTTTAGTGTGAAGAGCGACGCTAGATGTGACTTTTCCACCTGCTGCAGTGAAGACGAGATCGCCTGCGGCGATTGCTTCGTTAGCAGTTGCGAAAGCTGTGCCTCCTCCGTTCACTAGAGAGATGGAAGTTGCTTCGGTATTAGCGGCAGGAGCAGTAGTGAGACCGACGACGGGTTGATCCGCAGCCGCGCCACACTTAACTACGTCGCCATCGGATTCGACTTTGACGAGAAGATAAGGCGATAGAGCCTCTCCTGCGACGAAAGTGCGAGCATTGTTTTGAACAGTTGTTGCTGACATAATATTTAGTATTTTGTTGGGTTAGATTTTAAAGAGTTCTGGACGATCTTTGCCGAGGCGAAGAGTCGCTGAGAACTCTGAGATGTTGTTTTCTTTAGCAAATTCCGAGATCACTTTTGAGCGATTGGCTTTGCTTGGTTCGTAGACCTCATCTCCTACAGATGTCTGTATGAGATCAGAGCCTTCGATAAGTTTTTCTAGAGTAGCGACCTTCGAGGATAGCTTCGAGGCTTTTGCCTCCATCTTCTCTTGATCTTCGCTCATCTCTTTTTCCATCTCTTCGAGCTTGGAATTTAGTCCGGCGATCTCTTCGAGCTTTGAAGCAATCTCCTTTTTGAGTTCTTCGAGTGAGCTTTCTTCGTCTTCGACGACGACCTCTTCTTCGACTTCGGCATCTTCTTCGACGACCTCGTCTTCTTCGACTAGCTCTTCTTCGACTTTAGCCTCTTCGTCTTCGACGACTTCTTCGACTTCAGCCTCTTCGTCCTCGACGACTTCTTCGCCGTCTTCTACGAGAGCAGCAGAGCTGTCTTTAAGTTTAAATTCTAGCTCTTCTACGCGAGCCTCGGAGTCGGTTACACTGAGCGCGAGAGTTTCATTCTCCTGCTTCAGCTTTTCGTTGAGTTCAGTTAGTTCTGCTTTTGTCATCTTGTAATTAGGTTTAGTGTCAATTATAGAAAATAGCCCTCGCTGATTAGCGGCAGGAGAGTCTACGAAGTCCGCGCTAGAAACTTCCTCGACGCGAATAGATGGATATTCAAACAGCGCATCCTCTGGAGGATTGTTTTCGTCGTATAGACGATCGCTGTCATTATTGGGAAGGCGTCCCATAGGAACGTCTCCGTCCGGAGTCGCCCATGTGATGTCTGCTTCAAACACGATACTGAGTCCGAATCGCTCTGGCATCTTCTCAGCCATCTCGAATAGTCGATTGTATTTGCGACTGTCGTCCTCTCGAAACGAGTCGAACGCTTGGAAGTCTCCGAGCAGACGATCTCCTTCGATACGAAAATTGTCGAACATGCCTATCTCGCGAGTTAGGCGATCCTCGAAGAGTGCGCCTCTGTGCGTTATATAGGCAGGAAGTTTAGTGTCTTCTAGCTCATCGATGATCGTCTCTAGAGACTTAGCATCCACGTAGAGTCCGTGACCTAAAGCCGACCCCACTGATATGAGAGCGACCGAGAGCATAGTCCCGTCCTCGTTATTGACTTGAGTCTCTCTGTTTGACTCTACTCCAAATGCAAATTGTCTCGACATACTTTGAGCCGCTTTGTCAATTTTCTTTAGTTTAGAGATCGCCCAGTTCACTCCAGAGGAGCCTCCCCAAGCGTCCCACATAAGACCTCCGCATCCTTCGGAGTAGGGAACGTCCTTGCTCTTCTGATGTCGTTTGAAGGATGCCATGCGAGCGATAGTCTCTCGACTGATCTTCTCGCGCTTGGCTAATTGATTAGCTCGCGCCCATCCTACAGGAGTTCCGCATTTGTTGTCTGCATTCTCGTCCTTATACTTTAAGGCTCGCTTCGCATTATTCGTAGCTCCTTGAGGATAGTCGTTGTAAGTCTCTGCCATGATCTAGACTTCCGGCTCTGCGTCTCCGCTCGACACGACCTCTGAGTAGTTGCCGCTCATCGATGTGGGGAATGGATTGATTAGCTCTCGCCATTCGAGACCTGCGCCTTCGGCGATCTCTTGAGCCTTCTTAATGTTCTGCGCCTTTCTCATAAGAACCTCCTCGGCAGTATAGCCGAAGGGAGCCGTGATGTCGTCGAGCGACATAGCTCCAGCTCTGAAGTATTCCATGTCTGCCTTAACCTGCGCCGCGCGATTGATCCATCGGAACGCCGGACGCTGCCAGCGAACCGCGAAAGGGTTAGCCGCTAAGGATACGTCGATCTTCTCGCTAGCGATCTTCTGGGAGAGCCAGCGGCGGTAGAGCCGACTCATGATACGGATAAGATCCGTCTGATAGCTCTCGACTGTTTGCTGATACTGGAGGACGACGCCTTGAGATGCAGAGAAGGAGCTGCCGCCGATCTCCATAAGTAAGAACTCTAGAGGAATGCCGACCGCGCTTCCGACCTTGCGTAGCAGATAGGAGACCCACTGGATCCCGTCTACGTTCGGACGTCCGTTCGCGCCGATGACGCTGATGTCTTCGCCCGGCTCTAAGTAGTGAAAGCGTCCGGGCTGGAACTCTTCTAGATTGCCCAGAGCGTCCTGCTCGCTTCCGTCTAGTCGATTCTGTAGCTCGAACTCGTAGGAGTTCTCGCGCTTAACTGCGACCGCCAGAGATGCGCTGACTTTAGCCGCCATCATCTCGACGCGATCATACTCGTCGCAGTCCTGTAAAGTGTTAATTACTGACGATAGCTCTGGAACGCCTCTGTATTGGTTAGGACGGACGCGACGTAGGAAAGGGATAAAGTCCCTAGCCGGTATGACCTGCGTGTCTTTTAGACTACCTGCGACGCGATTACCGACGACGTAGGCGACAGGCTTACCGATCTTGTCGATCTCTACCCCGTTCTGAAATTCTGATTGTTCGTTCGATGTAAACGCTCCGCTAGGATTTCCGATACGAGATCCGTCCACGAATTGAACTTGATCCTTGCCTACGATCAGACCGCAGTCGCCGTAGAATAGGAGCGAGTCGATCATCTGCTGCTGCATCTCGCGCATGTCCATCATGCCTGTGGCTTCTGGAGACTCTGCGAACTTGTTCCAGCATTCGAGAATATGAGCGTCTGTGTCGTCGTTTCCTGTCGATGGTTGCGGGATGATTCCCCTGCCTACGATGTCTGCCTTGCGAAGTCTAGACAGCGAGGCGACTACAGGATTGTTCCTGCGGAACTCTAAGCATGTCGAGATCATGCGATCTCTGTCGTATTCGTTAAGCTCGACCTCTTCGGATCTCACCGGAAGGTTGCCTCGCTTTGCTCTGTATCGAGTATTGCGAACTGCGTCGTAGCCTTGAAAGGCTCTGACAAATTGCTTGAAGGCGAATGAGACTCTGCTCGGTTTTTTCGTTTTTTTATCCATTAAAATTCTGAAGCGTGATTCGATTGCGACCTCGACCTCCGAGAGTCTTATCCTTCAGAGCGATGAGCCGGTCTAGCTTCTCGACCTGTGTGATCAGACTGCCGACGTCTGCTAGGGAGAAAGTCTGATCTCCGATGCTGTAGGAAGTGACTCCTTCCTCTGCGAGTTTTAAGATCGCAGTCAAGAGCTTGTCTCGTATCGCGATCAGTTGAGCTGTAGTAGTAGTAGACGCCATCGTCAAAGGCTCCTATGTCAATATACGAAAAAGCCTCCCTGCTTTCGCGGAGAGGCTTTGGAGTGTGGAGTGCTAAAGCTCTAGCATCTCTCTAGGTCGCTAGGCTTAACTTTGAAAAAGCCGAGACCTCCGGAGCGATCCCAGCAGTTGTAGTAGATCTCCCCAGTTTTGTAGTTCTTCATCATCGTAGCCTTGACGATTTCTCCCGCCTCGATGGTTCCGGATGGGAGAGCGATAGTGTTGAGTAGTTTGTAGTTCATAGTCGTGTTTTATTTTTAGGTGATGCCTCGCCTCCGAAGAGGCTAAGGCTTGTTAGTTAAAAGTCTGCTATCCGATGTTCGCGATGAGTTTGACGATTGCCTTGTGAGGACATTCTGACTGGAAAGACATTGTGTGATTGTAGAAGTCGTCATCTAGCACAGTCCAATTTTCTTCTTTGATGAACTTAAAGGCTGTGTGAGATACGCCTCCTTCAGTAGTGTAAGTGAGTGACTCTGCATCGTAGTCGCTTCCGTCATTAGTAGGATCGAGCTTGTGAGTGATAGTCATGTCTAGATCATACTCTTCGCAGACAAGACGAGTGTCGTTAGCTTTGAAGTCTACGCTCTCGCCAGACCAGTTTGATTTAAGTGTTGAGTAGTTTGTGAGTTTCATAGTCGTGTTTTTTATTAGGTTATTCGAGGCGTGAATCGCTCCGATATGAAAGATAAAGTAGGATGAATTTGATCGAGTCAATACCTTATTCACTTATTTTTCACTATACTTTAGAGACGCTTACCTCCGGAAGTTTGTGGCTGTTTCTTTGCACGTCGGCATCGATCGTATAATGCTCGGCATACTTGTTGAGGAAAGCGTCGAGCCAATCGGCATTGTCTGCGTAGCGGACGAACTTGACCTTGATGCTGTCGTCGCACTTCGCGACCATCTTGAAGGTATACTTGAAATCGCAGAAGCTCTTTTCGTGTTTGTTGTAGACGCGAGTAGTGAAGGTAGCCTTCTTCTTTTCGAGCTTCGCTAGGCTCTTCGCTAGGCTGTCCGCTACGATCTTGCGACCTCTTACGAGAGCGTCTGCACAGTCTACGTCTTGGAGTGTCTCCTCGACTACGTAGATGCTCTCGATGCGATGTCTGCGATTCGCGCTCATCCAGTCTTCGATCTTGCCGTTCTTTACGGCGAAGATGTGATCTCTTGTAAGAACCGCGACCGTGTTATTTTTGAGGAACTTCCGTGCGCCCTTCATGAACTGGCAAACTGTTTTGCCATTGTAAGAATCTAGACCGCTCTTGTTGAACTTGAAAAACTTGCTGTAGACCGAATCGTAGATTCTTCTCTGGCATCCTTGATTCAGTTTGCGACCTGCGTCTGCCATAACAGCTTGAGCGTCCTCGAACTTGATGCCTGCGATAACGGCGAGAGTTACTACTGTGCAGGCGTTGTCGTCGTTTTTGTAGGCGTCGCTTTTTTTGATAGTGTCGTGATTCATGAGTCGTGTTTTTAGGTTTTTTCTAGGCGTTAATCGCTTCGATATGAAAGATAGAAAACTAAAAAGATCGTCGAGTCAATACCTTATTCACTTTTTTTTCACTTATATTTAGGCACGAAAAAGCCCCGCTCAGACACGACTCCGAGCGAGGCTTAACCTATTATTTGTTACACGTTATGACACAAAATTTTTTAGAGTTCAAAGATGCCGACGAGATTGTCGAAAGAGTTATCGCAGAACAGCGCATCTTCGAGCTTGTTCTCGAATGACTTGCTCTTCGCGTTGAAGACCTTGAAGTCGCTCGATACTGCGAAGCGGCGAGTCTCGCTTTGGAGATAGCGGACGATGTCCTCGATGCGTCTGACAGTCGCGACGTAGACATGATCTGAGTAGTGAATAGAGACGGTAGCGTAAGTAGTGTTTTTCATAGTAGTGTTTTTTAGGTTAGATGATTATCTTACAAGCAGGTCTTGTAGTTTTTTAGTTTCGTCACACAGCTCTTTGTATGAACACTTCTTGTCCCATATCAATACGGGATTGGTGAAGCCATCGCCGATCGGCTTCTGATTTCGATAATCGTATATTTTACCCGTTCCGGATATTGGAGCATACATGCCTATTATCTTTGTTTCTTTGCGAATGTTTTTTTGTAGTTTCATGATCGTGTTTTTTTAGGTGATTAAAAATTAGAGTGTAGGATGCTCTGCCCCGTGAGAATTTTCTTAGCCCTCGTAGTCTTCGACAGATGGGAGAGTGTCGCGATACTGAATCAAGTCAGCGATGATGTCGTCGAGAACTTCGCGACTGTGCTGGCAACGATCGCAGAATTTCAAGTTGCCTTGAACGAGACTATTGATCTCGTCTTTGATTTCGTGATGGCTAGGCTTTGCGGCTTTAGTTTGAGTAGTCATTGTCGTGTATATTTTTTAGGTTTTTTCTAGGCGTTAATCGCTTCGATAGAACAGAGTAAGTAGGACAAATTTGAGCGAGTCAATAGTATATTCACTTTTTTTTCACTTTTTTTTATACCTACCAAAAGCCTGTAGAACTGCGGCTTCGCGTCGATGCGTCGCGCTTTCTGGGAGGACGCTCGTCAAACATTGTCGGCATATCTCCTCGATCGATTCGAGCTATGCCGATAAACTTGGACAGAGCGCGAGCGAGGATCTCGCAGTCCCATAAGTGATCTCCCTTGCTGCGCTTCAACTTCTTCACGACTTTAATGTGACCGCTTCGATCTGTCTCCTTCGTCCAGTAAGTCGCGAAGAGCTGATCGTAGTAGACCGACGGAGTGTCTGTGAAAGTGTGGAAGCCGGAGAGCTGCCGAGAGCGCAGCCGAGAAAGCTCCTCCTCGTAGATGCTCTTGTTCACGTGAAGGTATCGAATCTTAGATCGACCGCCTCGACCTTTCGTGTCTCCGGTAAATGGATCCTTCATCTGCAGTCGATAGGGTTGCTCGCCTTGCAGGTTCTTCCAGCCGCGAGATCCGAACCATTTAGAGCGACGCCGGAAGACCTCCTCGTAGATCTCGGAAGTTCTATCTCCGGCGCAGTCGATGATGGCTGCGTGAGCTTTATGCTGATCGTAGATGAGATCTAACTCGGAGAACGAAGCGACTTGACCGCAGTCGATTAGATAGCTCGTCCCGTCTCGGTCGAAGCCGCGAACGACGAACCAGAAAGAGTCTGTCTGCGTATCGACGCCCATGACTCGATACTCACCTCGAAGGTCGCCGCGCTCGTAGTCGAGTTCGAGTTCGTTTGCATCTGCCTGCTCTTGGTTCGCCCAGTCATCTTTCCACGGCTCTGCCAAGTTACCTTGAACGAACTTGCGGAGACCGTGCATCGATGAGCTTACCTGTAGCCAGTTAATGATGAGCGCGGAGAAAGTCATCGCCGGAGCGTAGAGAGAGTTAAGATGATAGCTTCGATGATTCGCGGGAGCGTTAGGATTCTGAGATCTCCACTCTCCGCTCTTAATCATAGTAGGCTTATGAGCGTC